AACACGGGACTTCATCAATTCCTGATAGACATCAGTTTTTATGCCCTTGAAATGCTTGACCGCCACAAGAGAGGTCGGCATAAAAAACAGCAACAGCAAAATTAAGGCAATTTTTCTCACTTTACTCCTGCTTGAATTTCGCTATGCAAGGCCGTTGCAGTAATGTATCTTTCACTTCTACGAGGATATTAAGCGTTTCCATTGAATGTTTATCAACCGCTATGATAGCCAAAGTATTTGCAGCAATTATTTTGTTATTTTCCTTCATAACTTTTAATAATTCCCGTATGAGCCAGATAAGTACCCCGAGAAGAATCAAGCTAAAGCCCGCAAATCCATATTGAATAATTGGGCTCATAATTTGTGTTGGCGTATTATTCATATATTTCCCGCTTTCCCACTTTCAATAATCAATTGCCAATTAACAATTAGACTGGCGCTGGGGCGGACTATGCGCCCGCCCCTCGCCTTTTTAACGCTTTCACAGCGGGTAGGTAATATACTTATTCGAGCGTCGCATGCGCTGCGTATTGCCAGTAGCCGTAGCCGACGTTGCTGATCCTCTTAATGCCGTAAAGGTGCCGGTTATTCTTAAATTCCTCTTCCGACCCTTCAGCCAGTGCGCTTACGCTCATCGGCTCCTCTTCCTGTATGATAAGGGGTTTGGCCGGTGCATCTGTCCTGAAGGTAACGAACTGTGTCGTATAGGCAAGTCGCGGATTTGCAGCGATTGACACATTGAAGCCATCGGCCTTTAAGGCCACTATCGCATTCGTTTCACCCGAAGTTACGACCGGCTGGATAATGCCCTGCGCCAGATAACCCCACAGCGCCGGGCTTGTCATCACGAGGAAGTTTCTGGCGTTTGCATTCATCGGCTCTCCCTGATCGTCCTTGTAGTTGAGCATATATGCAATAACGCCTAATATCGCCTTTACCGCCTCGGCCGATGTCGGCGCCGTCGGTGCTGCCACATTGAGCGCTGCAACCTGTGCAGCCGCCAGAAGATTGAGCTGTGTGCCGCTGTCGCCTTCGGAGTGGTCTATATCGAAGAATACCTGCCCATCATAGCAGTATCCGCTTGTTGCTCCGGTCCCGTTGGTAATAAGCGTGGACAGAAGTTTCGCATCGTGCTCGCTTGCTCGCACGGCCAGCTCCGCTATCCTGACAGCGATCTGCCCTGTCTTGTCCCTGCGAATCCAGTCCACGAGGATTTCGAGTGTCGCTTCCCACGTCTTGTTAGTGATGGTTATTCCGTTCTCGCGGAATCCCTTGGCGTTTCTTCCGCCGATCCATTCCCTCATTGCAGGCACCATACCGAGCCATTTATATGTCTCTGATTCCTGGTCGCTGTCCATCAGCATTGCAATCTTGCTTACCCAGGATGCCCCTGTGACCGCTTCCAGTGCGGCGTAGAATTGGCCTATGATTGACCTTGAACCTAATCCTGATGCTCCCATAATTGTTCTCCTTTAGTTTCTCCGGTTATCCCGGCTTTTATTTTTTTGTTTTTTTCTTCATTCGTCCATCATTTATCGTCTATCGTTTCTCTTCCGGCAACGGGCACAAAAAAACGGCTGACAGGGGGATAGGCCCCTATCAGCCGTTTATTTGTCTGTTCGCCACCCTTGGTGATCAGCCGCCGGCGGACCCGTCCTTAACTTTTCAAATTCCGTTACGACTCAATCGCCCACGTCCCGCGGAGATTGGTGATGTTCCATCCTGTCGCGTTGCCGGCAATTTTAATAAAATCGCCCCGCTTAGCGGTCGCTGCGGTATTTCTAAACTGCTTGCCGCCGCCACCCGCAGCCAGCCCGCAGCCGCCGGAAATTAAATCCGTAGTCGGGTCAATTGCAATCAGAATCCCGACGCCGGCGTTGACAACGGTTAATTCATAGCCGCTCAATAGCGTGGCTATGGCTGTCAGGGTAATAACCTTTGTGTCCGTATCGACATAGATTATTTTCCCGCCATCGGCGAGAAGGGCTGTGTAATCCGCCTGTTTGAGGATACGATTGGGATTATTGCCGAACTCATCGACCTCGCCCGGCCTGAACTCGACCTCCATCAATGCTGCCGATACATACCGCGTCACGACCCCGACATAACTGTTCGCCCCCGATGTCCCTGCCCCGACAAATGTATAGGTCGCATCATCGCTTGCATAGACCGGCTGGCCCACATCCGTGATATAACCGGCCAGTGCTACTATCAGTTTGTATCTGCCGCTTCGCAGCCGGATTTCTTTTGCACCTGCCGCCCCGGCGGCATTATCGACCTTCTCTACGGCATGTCCGAGAAACTTATCGGCTGCGACAAGCGGCCTGCCGTAACCGGAGGCATTATCTCCCACCATCGCTCCCTCATAGACGATGTCGGCGGCTATGATGGGTACTGAATTAAATCCGCCCAGCACTGCTGTTACCGGACTGTCTGCTGCTAATGTTGCCATTGTTTTTCCCTTTCAATTTTTCTCACCGAATACTACGGCGAGATTTTATTATTTACTTTTTATTTTTAACTTTTTACTTCCTTGTTGAATGCCCGTGCGAGACCAGCCCTCTTTTCATTGCCCCCTCCCGCCGCCCGCTGGATATAATTCTTGAGCACGGTGATTGATGCCGGATCGTCCGCTGTAAGGATCAACGGCCTTGCCGCGGGGTCAATCTTTTTGGCCGATGACTTTAAATAGCACCTTATGGCTGGTTCGATGTAAGGGTCGTTCGCCGGTATCTCGAACGCCGGGACCTGCCCTGCCGACTGCACCTTCGGGGCCGTTGTCTCCTGCGGTACTTTTTCTTTTTCTATTTTTGACATCATTTACTCCTTACTCTTTTGCCACTGATTTCTATTTACTTTTTGCCACTGGTTTCACAGATTAACACAGATTTTTAATAATTCTATTTCAGTGAAATCAGTGTAATCTGTGGCTAAATTTCTTTACTTTCTCCGTTCATCTGTGGCTTTATTTCTTGATTTTGACTCTGCCGGCCTCATCCGCCTTGCGAAAAGCGATGTAGCTCTTGAGTCCTTTCTCGTCGCTGCCAAACTCCATCTGGATTTCCTTCGATTTGTCGAATTCCTCGGTGTACCTTTTCTCCGGCGTTTTTGTTTTATCAGCTTCAGTTTTATCCGGCTCGGCCTTGTCGCTGAACTCCGTTACGGCGGGGTCTATCTTTTTCGGTGCCGGTTTTTTCGCCAGTTCCGCCACCTCTTTTTTCAGTTCGGCGTTTTCTGCCTCGACCGCCGCTTCGAGTGTTCCCCCTGCCTTGAATTGTGCTACACAAAACGCAGGTCTGTCGCCGAATTTCTCGGTGAACTTGCCGAACAATTCCCGCGTTTGTCTTTCGCCTTCCGCTTTTGCGGTATCTACTACCTGCTTATGCAGGTTCGGATATTCAGAGGCGAACATCTCGGCAGTCATTTCGATTGTTTGTGTCTCTGCCATAGTATTTTCCCTTTCATTAGATTTTTCCTTTTCCAAAATTTCAAACGCCTCCGAAACCGTGTTTTTCAGGGCGCCAAATACGCAAATACTTCCCTCCATAATCAGGGTATTTCTTATCACCGTCCCCGGCCCGCGAAGCGTCTTGCCGTTGACCTCCGCCGATTGGCCTTCGCCGATTCTCTCTATTATGCTTCTGTCCGGATCGAATTTCAGTGATGATTCAAATGGAAATCCTTCAAGCATTTCCTTTCTTATCTGTTGTGCTTTTTCTGATGTTTTCAGAAATGACCCTTCTAATATAAATTTACTATCAAAGCTGGTTTTGTCGGATATGGCAATTCTTTGGTCTTCATCGTGCCTGAACAGGATAGGATTTCTTTTCTTTGCCATTTTCATCGTCGATAAATCAAATGCGAGATTGCCCCAGAACCAATGCTTGACAATCGAGCCATCGTATAGCGTCAATTTAATCCTATTTTGTTCCTGCTCCGTTCCATCGGTCTCTGCAAATTCGACCGTCCCGGGCATATTGAACACAAACGGGTTCTTAGTGATATCCGTAGAGATTGTCTCTGCATCGCTATTTTTTTCTTTTTTCGCTGGCTCAAATGACCCTCCTCTTGTTTTACAGACTGCTCTCGCATCCGTCTCAGTCCAACTCTTTGTTTTGAAGCGCAGGGCCTGTATCTCGCTTTTGCCGTCTTTTTTTCTGCCGTAAATCACATCAATGCACTTGCCGTTATGTTTTTGGTCGCAGTTGACTCGGCTGAACTTCACATATTTTCCCGGGTCTTCCAGCCGACAGCTATGTTCATTGGGATATGGAAATTGGTCTGGTATAGGCATTGGATTTCTCCTTTATTCTTTTATTATGTCTCTCTGTCCCGTTTGTTTTACCGGGACCTTCTTCCCCGCCCTGTAGGTTTCCTCTTTGTCTAATTGGTCGGTAGTATCCGTGAAATCCCTGCCCTGCCGCGAGCATATTTCAGCGCGGGTAATCGTGCCGTTAAAAAGCTGCTGCTCATCGGCCATCGCCTCTTTCCACGGGTCGACATAAGGCCAGCGGTTGCATATAATTTCGTGGGCGAAGTCTTTGCCTGCGAATCTCCTTGTGATAAACCACCGCCATATTCGCGATATGATGGGCTTGATTATGTTCTCCTGTTCGCCCAGCCAGGCCTCCTGCACCTTCTGGTATGCTATGCGGGCGTTCATGAACGTGGCGCCTGAGAAGTCCAGCGTAATCAGCATAAGCGGCATGCACAGGGGCCTGCCTATAAGTGTCAGCATCCTCGATACGAACGGGTCGAACAGCTGGCCCGGCCTGACCTGGCCTATTCCCGTCGCCGATTCCCCGGGCTGGCCGTAAACAATTATCCCGGGTTCTATTTTTTCCAATCTGTTTTCTTCCTCATCCAGCCCCGATGAACTGACCCCCCGCGTCGAGAGGTTCGGCATATCAATTTTATCCTGGGCGACAAACATTGAAAAGCACGCATTGACCTTCGCCGCCACAAGCTCGGCATCTATATAATCGCAGAGTGTATCTATGAAATTGACCGATGCCGTCAGGACCGGCTCTCCCCGGGACTGGCTGAACCGCTCAGGGCTGAATATATGCTGGACCAGCTCGGCCGGGTATTTCCTGAACGAATCGTTCTTGATATATCCCCACTTGTTCGGCTTGCCGATATAATAGCCGATTACCCTTCCTTCTTGATTGCTGACGGCGACGCCGTTGATGATTTCGTAATTTTTCGGCTTCTCGCTGCCGTAAGGTGTCCCTATTTGACCGCCCTCGATTGCCTGTAATTTATCATCGAGAAATATAATCGCCGCATCTCCGTCCCGCCGGTATCCGAGATAGCTCATCCTTATAAGGGCGTTTATATTGAACCTGCCCGTAACATCGCAGGGTGAATCAACCATTTCCTCCTGCCACGCTGACTCCGTTTCTTCATTGTATTTAGTATCTTTTGACCTCCCCTGTATTGTAATCGCCGGTCCAACGACGCCATCCCTTTCTGTTTTCAGCAGGCCCTTGACAAGCGGGTTATTCCTCATCATATCGAGGTGGATTTCACGCAGCGCCGATAAGTTTGTTTCGGTAAGCTGGGTATCGCCCGTTCCGCCCATCCCCGTGCGCTTCTTTCGGGTCCTGCGTTTATCGATGGCATCATAAGCGAACCGGTACGCCTTGCGCTCGAAGGCTATTTTGGGCGAAACAATACCGATGATATCATCTATCCTCTTGGACATTCGCTGCGAAGCAGGTTTTTCCGTTTCCGTCAGCATCATTTGTTATTTACCATTTACCAATTACCATTTACTAATTACCATTTACTAATTACCAAACTAAAATTCCGCCACGGTCCTTCCGTGCGCTGCTTCCTGCCTTGCGATTTGGTTTTGCAGCCGCTTTTCGCGGTCGTAAAGTGTTTT